GTATTTGCTTTTGTAGTTGCAGTATCAGCTTTTGCATCTGCAGTATCAGCCTTTGCAGAAGCATCATATATACCCTGTTCTATTTTGTTTAGGTTTGTAGCATTCAACGGAGTAACACCATTAATCCAATTAGTTTTCGTATATGCCACAAAAATCACCCCCTTCCTATACGGTCAATTCTCTTGAAGTTAAGCTCTTCGGAACTTGTTTTCTCTTTTGTCCATAAAATTCTTGATATTAAAATTCCTGTGTTTAGTGAACTTGTTGCTGTACTTCCTCCAAAAATCCCAACTTCTCGAATACTTCCTACAGCTTCAGTATCTAATACAACAAAATCTGTTGTAAGTTCACCAATTCCAGTTATTTCTTGATTAATTATTGGAGTACGAAAAATTTCATTCCCTAGTTTTGTATCTGAAGTAGTTACAGGAGTATTAGATGTACCTAATGCAAGATATTTGATTTCAATATTTGGGTTTATACCTTGAAGTGAACCAATTAACTGATTAAGAACATTATCCATTACTTTATTCTTAATAACTTCTGTTTTTTCTTCACCTGTTTTTAAATTTTTAACTTTTATAATGAACTGTCCTGACCAATTAATTTCATTAATCATATAGCACCTCCGAACTAATTACATTTCCATTAGGATATAAAGTATTAGATGGATATAAAATATCAGATGGATATAAAGTATTAAATACTTTGATTCCCATTTGGCTGGTAATTATTTCAACTTCGTCAAATGATTGAACTGTAACTATAATCTCATCTTCTGATATAGCATAATCTTTACTTTCTTTAATAATATCTTTAAAAAATTGTTCCCATCCACCTAATGAAGCACCGTCGAGAGCAGTAACTTGATATTCAACTTCATCTTGATTAAATGCAGAAACATTAACTGATTCTATAAGAAAATAATCATCAATTTTAAAAAGAGGTTTAACTACTTTAAGAAGTTGACCTGCTTCTAAACCTTGCATTATTGTTGAAAAACTTATTTTGTCATTAACCTCTCCATATTTTTGTAATATTCCTTGACCATATTGTAAAGCTTGAGCTGAACTTTTGATTGAAGATTCATTAATCATATGTTCATAAATACCTGATGTACCAGATTCTTTTGATTTTCTATCACTTATACCTGCTGTATTTTCTAATATGACCATAATATTTCTAAGCCCAATATATGTAACTTCAAGCGTATCTGTAGGACTCAAAGGAGTTTCTGAATTATCTTGAGTAATCGTATTAGAATTATAAGAAAAATACCATTTCTTGTTTTGGTCTATACCGTTTACCCCTATTTGAGAGTCAGGTACTTGTACCCCATTAATAAATATATCTGGTCTTTTTGCTACTGGAAAACGAAGTATAAAGCTTCTACTCTGGCCATCAGGTTTTGGAGTTGGTTTTTCTTTTTGCTGTACTGCAGTTTCACCTTGTGAACCTCTTATGTATTGTCTATTTCGGTAATTTTCCATGCTTGAATTTTTCTCAAATCCTAAATGGGGTATTGAATCACTAAGTGTAAAAGGTGCTATATTGGTTTCACGACTAAAAAAGTGCAGTTTTCGATACTTGTCTATATACCAATTGAATCCCGTAATGTCCTTCAGGTAATCGAGTGCAGTATTGCAGTAAATGTAATTAAATACAGCTTTTGATATGACAACACCGTCTTGTATATTTCCTTCTGTTACTCCCTCTTCTGCTAAAATAGGGAGTATTGAATCCTTTATAATTTGACCTGCAGTTTTATTTTCCTCAACTACTGCAATTAATCTTTTGTCAGCTAAAGCCGAATTATCTACTACTTGAAGGTCATAAAAAATAATTCCCTTCGCACCTTCATATTCTCTTATGCTGTAAACAATACCTGAAAAAATGAATTCAGAATTATTGTAAACTTCAACAGAATCTCCTTCATCAATACTATCTAAATTTTGTAAATCAACTACAGTCATCGAAAGTGTAGTACGTTGATTCAATTTATAAGAAATTTGCCAATTAGGATCAACTAAAACTTTTTCTCCTGATATCTTGAATTCTCTCATACTACACCCCCAATACTTTTAATCTTTTTACAAGCCGTTCACCAAGTATATCTATATCTCTATCACTCATAATCTTTGTGTCGTAGAAATTAAGTATTATCCCAGCTTTGTCAAGTGGTGTAACTTTTGCCCCCTTCATATTAGTAAGTATTTCTGGGCCTTTTTCTCCAACAATAAAAGCACCATCATCGAGTATGTGGCCACCTTCAGCTAACATAGGGATTTCCCTGATACTTGGCAATCCAATTGTTTTACCTCCGACTTTGCCGACTAGTGGAATATCAACCTCGGGTATTTTTATTTTGATGTTGTTAAGGCTTTGAATAATAAAATTGACAGCTTTGATAATTGTGTTGATTGAGTTTTTAATGTTTGAAACAATACCATCAAAAATTCCACCGACAATGTTTTTAATCCCATCAAATACTCTTGAAAAGGCATTAGATATATACTTCAAGCCTAAGTCGATTATGGATTTTAGTGCTTCAATGTATTTCGAAAATACATTTTTGAGATTCTCCCAAGTTTTTGAAGCTGTTTCCTTAATTGCTTCCCAGGCACCTTGCCAATCACCCTTTAGTAGTGCAGTAAAAGTTTTGTATATGCCTGTTAGCAAGTCGATAGCAGTTTTGAAAATAGCCATAACATAATCCCAGGCTTTTTTTGCGATAGACATAAGGTTTTCACCGTATTCATTCCAGAGATAACTTAATATTGATATTGTTGCAGTAATAACCGTCTTGATATATTCCATTCCAGTAAAAAACAGCTCTTTCAAGCTGTTAACAATATCCTCATTCTCTATAAACCATTGTTTTACATATTCTATTACCCGCCCAACTACAATCATAAATCCTTGCAAAGCTAAATTGATTTGTGAGAAAACTTCTTCAAAAATCGCTTGAACTTGAGGCATATAAGGTTTAACCCAGTCTATTATACTTTCCATTGCTGGCATTAAGTAGTTTTCTATAACATATCCTGCTCCACTTACTACTTCCCCAATAGCATTAAAAACAACACTTGTTACTGCTTGAATTTCAGGCATGTGAGCAAGTATCCAGTCTAACAGCTTTTGCACTATAGGCATTACTTCAACACCTATTTTTGCAACAATCATGCTGAAGCTATCTTTTACATCTGCCATTGTATCGCCAAATTTAACACCTGCTTTGACAGCATCCTCAGACATTACAAGTTCTAATTCGTTTGCTCTTTGCCTTAATTCATCTATACCATCAGCACCAGCGTTGAGTAAGGGCAAAAGTTCGGTATAAGACTTTCCTAACAAGTCAGCTCCTATAGCATTTCGTTCTGCACCTTTCGCCATCTCTGCAAGCGAATACATTACATTCTCGAATATTTCCTCTTGAGATTTATTCTTCAAGTCATCTATCGAAATACCTAGCTTTGCAAAAGCTTCTGTAGCTTTTTTATTTCCGTTTATAGCATCGTCCATATATCCCGACAATGTTTTTATGCCTGTAGACAACTTTGTAATATCTCCGCCAGATTGACTTGCAGCATAACCCCAGGTTTGTAAAGCTTCAACACTTATACCAGTACGCTCCGATAATTTATCCCATTTATCCGCTGTCTCAGCTGCTTTGTTTGCCATTCCTAACAATGCAGTAGTTCCTGCTGCTACTCCTGCAGCTATTCCTGTCCCGACTTTTGCAGCTGTGCCAATAATTGAACTCAGTTTTAAGCCAGTTTTTTCTGCTTTATCCTCTGTTTCTTTTAGCTTTTTATTCGCTGGATCGTTGTCGATGAATATAGAACCAAATAACTTAAATATCTCCATACCATCACCTGCCTTTGTACTTCTCCACGACTGCCAGCATTTCATTCATGATTTCATCGTTAGATTTTGGTGAGTATCTGTACTGTTTTTGGAATAGTTTGCTTTTGAGTTCATCGAATTTGATAGGCTTTATTAATTCCATAACCATATAAGGATATAAACCTATCCACATTTCCCATGCAGCATTTTCTTTTTCTTTCTCAATTGCATATAATAAATAGTCCGCAGCTACAGACAACGGAAGATCCATAATAAGCTGCGGATTATATGTTTTTGAAAGTAACTCAACTATTCGCGGTCCTTTTACTTGACCGCAGATTTGAAAAAATTTTTTACATCCGGATAAGATATAATTTCCTTAACAAACTGAATTAGGTCAACATTTTCTGCTTCCTGTGGCGTTATCCCCTTAATCTCAGCAACAAAAGCATATATTTCCTGTTCTGCCTTATGTGCATTTTTGATTATCTGCATCATTAAGTCAGACCCAATTTCTTCTGGCTTAGCATCTGGATTTGATATTTTTATATCCAGTTTATCAATTATAGCAGATAATTTCAGCCCTTGCTTCAATGTTAACATGATATCCCTCCTAAATAAGAAGGGCAGATTTTTCTGCCCTAATCAATATTTTCTACATCCTCAATTTTATATAAATATTTATTGTCGTCAGTCGGGTCCCAATGAGCATATACCTCCATCGAAATAGTACCCTCTGATTTAGGTGCAGCTACAAACGAAAAATCATTTTCGCTCATTGCATTGTAAAGAGTAATTTTCTTGTATTCTCCTCCTACTGTTTTTGCAAACATAGTTATGTTCTTAAGGTATGCCTCATTTGGTAATATTCCAACATTTGAAGACTTGCAAGTTATACTTGTATTATCAAATGTTCCATATGGCATTGCAAGTTTCAAAGTTTGTAGTGATGAATCTAAGTGGGTTAAACTGAGCATTGCATTGATTTCGTCCACAACTTGCATTCCTTTAGTTTTCCCTTTTCTTCCGTCAAATTCAATATCTCTTATATTTTTTGTTACACTAAATGTACCTCCACCTCTTGTTGGACCAAGTAAAGCCTCATCTGTTTCGCCATAATTAACATACACAATACCGTAATCAATCTGTATATTTTCAATTTGTTCTGTTGTTAAATTCATACCTTTCAGCTCCTTCCTATAATTCTTGCTTGGTAAACATATCTTCTTCTTTTAACTCTTGGATCCGTATCAGTCAATGCCATTTTCCGGTCAAGATACAATGTCATTGCCATGCCATCAGTCCTTAAAGTTTTTTTATCAGTTTGGACGTTAATGGCATACATCAAATCTTCAAGTTTTGTAGTATCGTTGTCATCAACAATATCCCAACCATCAATATCTATACTTGCTACCTGCAAACCTTCGCCATCATCTGGTATTGCAGTAATATCATAAGTAACATATGGTGGTTGAGCGTCATCAGGAGCAACTTGAAAATAGAAACGAGGACAAAGATTTTGAAGATGATTTTGCAATATTTTACGAATCTGTTTCATAATCGCCAACCTCCTCATCTTCATTGATTAATCCAAGAGCTCTGTTTTCGTCCTCAATTTCCTTGATGTATTGCCCTTCTATACGACGTATATCGTCTATATGGTTGTATGTGATGCTTCTAAGCAGTCCTAAAGGTTTCATATTATGATCCCCGAATTCCTGGCGTGCCCCATACCATGAATCATGTTTAAATCCAATTTGCAAATCGCATTCTTTTTTTCTTACCCAATATTGTGTTGAGCTGTACGGTCTTTTTGCTCTTTTCATGCCCGGGAGTTTTTTTATTTCCTCAATTATTCTTTTCCTGAGAAGTTTTGCTACATCTTTTAACGCGGCCCTTGATAGTTCGTCAATAGTGTATTTAGCTCTGTCCACATTAGATATGAATTCAATACCATCTTTTTTTATTTTTGTTACACTTTTAGGCATTGGCATCTATCTCACCCCCTGACACACTAATTCGATATTTTCAAAGTCTGAAAAATCTTTTGCTTTGTCTGCTTTGTATGTCCGTATAACTCTGTACTTTTGTCCGGAATACTCTACGTCTTTTTGTCCTGAATAATCATATTGGTTGATTACAAAAACAATTTCAGGCTGAAGACCGTGAGCAGCTGCTGCATAATGTTCTGATTGCCTTACTGACCTTACAACACAAAGTACCGGAGTTCTTATTTCTGTTGTTACCGGGTCCCCTATATCATTTGTATTACTGACTTTTTCTATCAGTATCAGTTCATCATCAAATGTCATGATGTATCACCTGCTTTATGTATAAAAAGGTTGTGAAGTCTATATTGTAAGTGTCTAGGCATGCCGGTATCACTGTCACGGCTTTGGTACCGCCATGTTGCATAGTCAACAACGAACATAAGATGATTCGTATTATCTGGGTCTAGAACTATGCCTTTTTCATCTTCTAGTTCTTTGATAACTGAATTGATAATTGCAGTTATATAGCTATCTCGGACAGTAGAAGATATTCCTAATCTGGCTTTA